GTTTCCGCTTGCCCTTCGATCGACTTTTCAGACCCCCCTGGGCCTACATTATCGTTAATAAATGGCCTTGTTATTGCCTCTAATAGCCTTTTAAGCCTAAGTTTTAATTGGATAACCATCGGTTCCGATCCTCTGTGGTTTAGCTTTTAACCCGAAATCCTTCCTTGTTTTCTCCTCATGGCATTCCTTACACGCACCTTGAAGATTATCCCTCTCATCTGTCCCGCCTCTGGTTATCGGTCTTATGTGATCGACCTCTACTGAAGCTGCGCGCCTACAGATCATGCAAATAGGTTCTTCAACGAGCACAACATGTCTCAGCCTCATCCATCTGCGGCCGCGTGTGCGTGGCTGTGAATCTAAGCCCACGCAAACCAACCCCATACGGATAACATAGCATATACAAAGAACAGGAAGCTTTGAGCCGGGATCCCCTTCTTCCAATCGATCACACACCAACAGCTATTCGTTACCATCCATATGCCAAACGATTCGCGCATATGCATTACATTGCAGACAACGCCAACGATACTGAGGACCGTTATGGCCCAGGTGATCTGTTGTTCTTTTAATCTCCTCATTATATATCATACCCCATCAAATAATATTGACGCGGGATCTTCTTGTGCTTCTTGGGTGGTATCCAATAAGGCCCGGGATCCTCAACCCAATGGCCAGAATGAATGATCGTGAAGCCGCTATCGATCAACAGCGCCAGCTTGTCATCGATATCTGCATCAACATTGTCCAGATCATGCGATTCAAACAATAGGTACCCGCCAGGCTTAACAAAGGCCATAAGCATGATAACATATTCATTGAACGGTAGGTGTACCCACATGTGGACCTGGCAAGCGATTACCAAATCAAAAGGATCTTCTGGATGAAACTCCTTAATATCTTCCTGGAAGAATACACAATTTCTAATATTCAGCGCTGTAGCTGCTGCATTAGATATCTCAATTAGCGTTCTATCATGATCAATCCCTACAGCCTTCCTTACCTTCCGCGCTACCAGGCATGTTAGGAATCCACAATTTGACCCGATATCCAACACTCTAAAATTATCCTTCAATATCGCATCGAAGCCATACATAACATACCGCGCATCACTGTCACGCCGGCCCTCGATACCTAATTCTTTCATTCCTTGTGGTATCTGACCATGCTTTTCCATCAACGCCTTCATCATGCTCACTATCTCATAATTCATCTTTCCCTCCCGCTTCTGTGTTTTAATACCCTGGATCCATACCAAGATAATTCGGATATCATTTTATGAGGATCAACTGGGAAATCGGTTAATTTTGCCAAAGTATCTAAATCAATCATCTTTATATCCCCATCCTTAATCATAAAATTAATCGGTGCTAGATCAATTATAAAATACCCTTGCTTTATGAGGTCATCCTCTATGATATCAATCATAAAAGTCCACTTGCCAGGTGTCTCCCTATATTCTAAACGCCTATAGCCCTCCAGCCATTCCATCAATACGTTGAAACGGTTTTCCTTGTCTCTCCATGTATGACAAACCTTAACCAGGTTACTCTTGTCTCTTAGATCAGAGTAATTCTTGTAAGCCTGCTCATACGTATATTTAAAGCGATTATCGTCCGTTAAGATTTTCCAACAATAGAAAACACCACTACGCCTTATTTTATAAAGCTCACTTCGGTCCCTGCGGGTTATGAGACCACAATTTTCCACTTCTTCGCCGTTCATTGTAAATTTTTTCATCGTCATGAATTATTCCTCTCGATCTTATACGTTTGTGTGTTTCATCTGGCTTACCGGTAACAGCCGGATGATAATGATCAAGCCGAGCATTTTTGTTCTTCTCAAAACAATCTATGCTTTTTGCGAAATCCCTCAGCTCTGCAGAAGCAAACATAAACTTATATTCCGGGCAATACGGGATTCTCCCGGGGAATTTATCAATAAATGAATTTCCTAAGAGCATATAACATCCATCAGGAGCTGTCATGTTGGCCACTGTAAAATCAACAATCCCGTCCGATTTGAGGCTATGCTGCAACATCCGGACAGCGCGATCGATCGCGCCTTCATGGAAAACAATATCATCTGACAATCCTAAAAAATGGCCCGGGATCCTGCAGACAATATTATGAGATTCGATTGTTAAAATTTCCTTATTCTCAATAATACAAAAATCCTTAGGATAAATTCTTTCTAGTTCAGTTAATCTGTTGGGTAGATCAGCGATCCGATCATAGCAGTATATAAATATCTTCATCTCTCCAGCATAATCAATCGATCGCAAACATGCATCAAGTTTCTCTGGCCTACCGCGCGTTGGAATATTAATATTAAGTCTCATCTTGCCTCGCTTTTCATTCTAAGGATTTCTCCTATCTTTGTCAAGAGGTCCTGGTGGTCCTGGGTATAATATGAATCAACCTTTTTAATTTTGACCGCTTTCCTAGCCTTTTTTTTAGAAACCTCGCGTTCAATCGGCATTGCAGGCGGATCCGGCACAGCTGGCTTCTTTACCAATTTGGCCAACCCATTCTTAATAAGAACATCAGCTGAACTTGGAATAAGCTCATATATACTGCCCTCATTCATATTTCCAAATCTCGGGCTAACCATATCTTTCAATATGCGAACCTTGATCATGGGTAACCCGGCATTACGTTTTTGCGTCATTAAACTCGGCTCCAAGAGCCCTTTCCCTACCCTCCTGGCCATTACATCAATCCCAATATGCGGGAAACACGTTAAGGCACTTCCAAGTAAATTATTAATGCTCACTGAGCAGCTATTGACATTAATAGCGTATTCAACATATTCCCAGAAAAATATATTCATCATTTTTGTATCTCTAGCAATTGATTTCATCCTGGATATATAATGATCTTCATGCATCTGATTTTGGCCATAATATACTTCACCCGGATCCTGCGCAGCTCCATCAAAGCCGATAAGATAAATATTCTGCGCACCTATTTTTATGAGTGCGCAGAGCATTGCAAATAATGAAGAAAATCCGGTCCCAAAATCAGATTTATAAATATTAGCCGGGAAAGGAAGAAACTCTACAACGGCATCTTTTGTCATTATCAAAGATCCTCTTTTGCCAGCTCGCTTAAGATGATCGAACATTTCTTCATATCTCAATAATGCTGAAAACCACAAAATATCAAAATCCTCATCGATCAACCTAAGTACGTCATTCTCCGCAACATGAAAACGATTAAGAGATCCCCATAGAACATCTATCCCTCTAAATAATTCAATATTTTCTTGAAGACATTTGACGCTAGGCCCCTGGCCAACAAGGATAATCGGTTTTGTTTTTATGTCCTGGTATATATCCATTATTGATCGACTTCACTTCTAAAACGACGGCTTGCCTGATTTTGAACAATAGTAATATGATCTACATCGGAATCGAAAATTTTACAATACGCCTGCGGTAAGATCGCGTGTATACCTCCTGTCTTACGCCATCCGGGAATGACCTGCTGTAAATTGTGTTGCTCAAGATCTCTTCCACCCTTCTTATTAAGCTCTATCCACATCTGAACAAGCCTCTCAGCCTGCTCATTTGTCTTAAAGAACATTGATGCCGAAATTAACTCACAATTCTCATTGATCCTTGGAACACGCCCGCCATTTGTCCGATAATAAAACGCCACGTCTGCATCTATCATATTGAGAAAGATAGGATCCCGGGTAATCACAGAATCAGCATCAAGCCAAACAATCGGCCTCGGTCTATGCTTCTTAATCATGTCTAAAATAAAACTGGCCTTGAATATCGTGTTTGCCTGCCAGCTTCCCATTGTCTCAACCGGCAAAATATCATACTCAACGCTAAACCTCTCCAATGAAGAAACCAGACTTTTTACCTCAGCCTGGTATGAAGTGTTTTTTGTATAATATGATACTGCTATAAATTTATTCATTCTATTCCGCTTCAATCCAGGCTTCTTCAATTTCAAACGCAGCAACTTCTGTTGTGTATCCTGTTGAGTGCAAAGCCCCGCCGATCATTATTCTTAATTCATCCATATAGCCTAACGCACCGGCGCAAGTACCCCCGGCTTGACCGATCGTCGTTATTTGATTTGTTAAATTAGCCGAAGATTCAACTGTTCCTTTACTCACTCCATTAATATAAAGAGTTACCGTTGTCCCAACTCGACTAACTTCTACATCATGCCAAGTCGCAGCCGTTAGCGTATCAGATTGAGTAATATAATCAGTCCCACAGGCTACCTTCATCTTAGTTTGCGCGGCGTGAATCACAAGAGAAGCAGGCGCAATGGTATGACCTATCTGACATCTAGCACTAGCAAGCTCGGCTGGATATAACCTAAACTTAACAGTGAAATCTCTTGTTCCAATTGCTAATCTCGGATCTCCGGTTATCGTTAAATATCCGCCATCAAAATAAGCAGAGGTTGAACCAAAAACTTTTTCAGTGTTTTCGATCTTCATCTGTCCTGAAGTGCCGGTAGGTGTTATTGTTTTCAAGACAAAAGAATCATCATCAAAATCTTGACTGTCATCGGCCCCCTCAAAATGAAGCATGAGTTCAGTCTTATTATATGTATAGGCAAGAATATCTCTATTCGAAGGCGTTGCCGGGAAAGGATCAACATCAAGCACAGCACCCGCAGGCGTCCCGGCATTATTATAAAGATAATCCCCATCATCGATGCCGGTCATATCAAGATTTACATATATGACCTTTTTACTATCGGATCCGTCATGATCATGGCCAGTAGTTGTGTTGACTTGCGCTGCGTTCTCTGTATCTACATATGCCTTGACCGCTTTCTGAGTTGCCACATTAGAATCTGAATCAGCAGCCATCGATGTATCGGTATCCGTTGTCAAAAGCGCGCCGGTCCCGATCTGCGTCCCTTGCCGGTAAGACGTCCAACCGTTCCCATCTTTCAACGCTACACTGATCCAGGCGTCATTTGCATTATTGCGTTGTTTCAAAATATTTGTTGATGTATCGAACCACCACTCATTCGCAAATGTTGAAGCCGGCTCTGTAGCTGCACTATTGTTTGTCGCAACTGCCTCATAGGCGCCATTAATATCAGCTCTTACAACCGCCCCCGCTGCATTAGCGATATTGTAATCATGCTGCGCCGCAGATGAAATCCCGGGGAACATCAAAGCAAAAACGGTGATCATTAAAATTATTCTTTTCATATCTTCTCCTTTTTATTAAACAACGTCCTCAATATCTATCCCTAACACATCGACAAGGATATTATAATCGAGACTATCCCTTGATAGTTCCAAATAAAATTCAAATGCCCGGGCTTCAAATTCTGCACTATCCAACCTCTCCCAATCACTCCAACTAACCGGGGATCCGGCAGGATCATCATCTGTGTGCCGGACAAAGATCCTGGCGTCTGCGCCAGCTGCTAACGCCCCATCAAAGTCTTCCCAGTCATCCATATTCTCAGTACGATCGTCAATTAAATCGCTGATATTGAATATGCTGACAGCTAGACGGGTGGTGACGCGCACCCGCTGCTCACTTCCTAGATCGATTCCTTGTGAGAAATCATAACGGCCGGTCAATTCCCTGGGTGAGATCGTATCATCAAGAGTAAGGTCCCCGGCTTCAATCTTCACACCATCCTTAACTCCTAAGAAAGCCGGCGCCTCATCAAGCGTATCAACAGAAGCAAATTGCAACACACTAGCTTGCTTTGTCGTCACGACTGTTATCTCATCCGATGGATTCCCGGCTACATCAAAAACGCGCGCCAAATAACTCCCCGGCTTTAAAGGCAGCACAGCATATAATGTCTTTGCCCTGGCTGCCTGGCCAATGGTATAAGTCTCTGACCATGTAGGAGCCGAAAATGACGGAGAATGTCTGAAAACAACTTCCCCGCCAAAAAGCACATCAAGCTCTGATGGTTTATCCCACCTTATTAAAGCCTGGGCCCCGAAAGCTGATATTGTCATATTTGATAACGGTGCCGGTGGCGTCGATTTACCAACTACTTGATGACTTGAAATATTGACCCACGGCCCGGGTAACCGGCCAGGCACAACAAACCTCATCCGAATGTCAAAAGTTTCGCCGGTCCTAACATCACCAATAAATATATGATTCTCTTCTTGAGTATCAATTGATGCATAGAAATACGGCTCCGATGTTGCGCTTGGCCGCATTTGAACACGCAGTTGCGTTTCAGTTCCAAAGGCTTTTTGATCTAAAGGATCGAAATCAATCCCAATCCGAACACGCAACGTTTCGCCTGCACCGAAGATCATGGCTGTCTCATCTGAGACCACGGCCCTAACTGTAGGCGGCGGGATTTCTGTGAGCGGTGTTAGGTTTGTCTCGAAAGTCGGAGCTGCAGGCGATTCAGAATCGATATCAAAGATTGCCGGGCGATATGGTACAGCTGTGATCTGTGCGCGCAAATTGCTTTCTGGGATAATTGATATAATCGATGCATCATCTGATTCTTGGCCCAATAAACCAAACCCAAAAATATCACCGGCCGAGATCGCTGCAGCAGAAGGGGATCCTGTTCCCGGGATCGATGTCGTTAATGTAATTGTCTTCGTTGTTTCAACAACCGTCACGACTTGCCTGGTATATTGGCCACTTAAAGCCCTTATTGTTATACCGTAATCCTTCCCCGCTTCCATTGTCACCTCTTCATCTAATACCAATCCAACAACCTCTACCCCAGACAATACAACGGACTTAATGCGGCCGCTATAAAGGCCAACCAGAAGCACATCATGAGTGATTGCAACGCGATCACCTCTCCGATAAGTCAAAAACTCCATATCCTGTTTCCACATCCACCTCTCTGGCTGATTAAGGCCCTGGAATATCCTAAACCTCCCCAATTTATACACCTGATCCGGATCCGTCACACCTGGCAATTCTAAAGATTCGAATAATGTTGCGTTACCGGAATTATATCCATCTTGATAAACCCTTCTCTCATCTACGCGATATCCTTCATCTTCATTTGGAAAGCGAATCCTCCAGGCATGCGGCGCATTGACAAAGAACTTTTCCGCGCGAAAATCATAACTATTTCTTGGTGTAATATGACTAGCCGCATTTGCTTTTTCCTCTTCTACAACCACAGACCATTTCCCATCAAATTGGGTAGGTGCTGCCCGGGCTGCACTTGCAACATCGGCCAACGTGTCCCAGACAGAAGCCGCAAAGTCCCGGATCATATTAAATTTAAACCCCTTAGCATCACAGAACTCGTGCCAATCCTGTAGCGCTGTGATATCAATCCTGCTATCAGCAAGCGGCTCTGTTATACCCTTACCTTGCAAAACGCTTCTAAATAATGAGGCCGGGTTCTGTGTTTCCCTCTCGATCCAAGTCTGTGATCCGGTATCCCAATCCGGCACCACCGAAGTATTGAAGCCATTAAACTCATCAATGATCCTGTTGAGTTGATCTGTAGCCTGGATCACAAGGACCGTCTTTGCGATCGGGACCGGTGAATTTATAGGATCCTCATCCGTAATCGTTCGCAAGGCCAACCAAGCCGACGCATTAAAAAGCGTTGTGGATCCGGTATCTGCTGTCACACGCCGCACTCGAATATCATATTGACTTCGTGATGCTACGCCCCATCGAATGCCATGCCTTATTTCGGATGTTCGATTCTGATTGAAAGTTATGCTATCGAGATCATCCCCGGATTTATTCAACCAACTATCATCAGCTGTTGTTTTAAATTTCGAATCTGCAGTATCGATCTTGGTCCATCCACTGTCTGCAACATCTTTATATTCAACTTCTATATTCACAGAGGTCGGCTGCCGGTTTCCGTTAGCATCATATAAAACAAGCCCCTGCGGGAATGAGATATCTATACTCAATTCGTCCGCATCTGCCTGAGAGGTCCTTGTTATCCAGGATGCGGCCGCTGTCAATACTACTGAAAAATTCTCCTGGCTTATTGTGTCCGGGAACAGCGTAAGCGGGAGATCTGTGGCATATCCTTCCCTGTGTTCTGTTTGAACGCCGATGAATTCCGATAGTAAAGTCTCACCAATCTTTAAGGAATCTGTATCGATTGCTATCGGCCCGATGCCCCAAGCAAACAACATTCGCACATATTGTTTACCTCCAATTACTTCCGTCACCGGCTGCGCTGCTAAAGAAGGCGTATTCCTATATTTTCCTAAGACAACCGGTACCGGACTAAAAGGCCTTAATGCATTCTGGGCACCCTCAATAAACAAAGAAGGACTGTCTGAATTCTCCCCTGGTGTCCGGGATAACTGATTCATCTTTGGAGGCCTTACGGGTGCGATCGCATTAACCGCTAACATCCCACCATACGCGATCGTAGCTGTGGCCACTGTTGACGCGATCTTAAGAGCAAGCGCTGCGCCTTGCGTTAATGGTCCCATGCCAAAGAACCACCCGGCCACAACCGGCCCGGCCCACATCGCAAAAGCAATGACCGCGATCGTTAGGATCGTGCGCATAGGATTCTTACCGCCTTCACCTCCCCCACCACTCGGAATAGGAAAGGCCCTGACCTCTATCAAGATCCCGGGCTTTGGCCTAAACTCTGCCCATATCCCCCTGGGGATGATCTCACCCTTCACGAATACGATCGCAAACTTTAAATAATCTTTGTTAGGTTCCGCTATCTCTAGCATCTGCTCAACAGTTAACCCGGCCGGCAAATTCAAATCCCGGCGCTCAGATTTGAACGGATGCGTTACTGCAGTCATTGGGACTAAACCGGTCTGCTTTAACATTCTTTCCATATCCCTTTTGTAAGATGCCCATGCCGTGATTGCTTCATATCTAAACCACCGCTTATAAGAATAGATGGGCTTACTGTAATTGTCCCATCTTCATGCTCAATAACATTATGCGCACTTAAATTCCCCCGCATGGATCCCCCTGCCGGCGCCATACAATACCACACCCACTTCCCATCTAACATCGTCCTGCCATAATCCCCTTGACATAAAAAAATGGCTGGCAAATTATCTTCAACTCTTTTCCCTTGCGTAGTCTTACGGATCATATCTGTATATCCCCTCAAGCCTCTTCCCCCATACAACACCCTTGATTGGCTCCATAAACGTCCCGACCTTGTATTCTGCGTGTAAGGCGTTCCTCTTGTCGATCACTAGCGCGACGTGTGTTGGGCTGCCAGATAGGTTGAAAACCGCCACATCCCCCTGATCAGGCTCATCTACCTGTGCCCAGGAGGGCTTTGCTTGACTTATAAGCGCCCTCAGCTGCCGGTATTCTCTTGTGGAGCTGTAATCAAGATATTCCGGTAACACGACCCTCTGAACCAATTTATAATGAAGGTACACCAGGCCCCAACAATCCCACCCTTCGAAGTCCCGGCCCTTCTCAACAAACGGGACAAGCAATGCCTTCTTCACAAATTCGTTATGGTTCATTTTAAATATCCGCTTCTGAGTTTTTTTGCAATTAAATTCATAATATTATCATACCATTTATCATAATCAACATCCCGATTGGTAAGCACACCGCCTCTACCTTTTTTGATCGGCGGATTTTTTAATATTTT